GTGGTTTACAGTTGCCCCGGTTCCTGCGCTAGACAAAGTATAGTTATATATAACAGCAACTCGTGCGTTAGATATAGTCGAGGAACTCCATGTTGTATCCGCAAAATCAAGAAACGCTGTAGGCACCGCACTGCTGTTGTCCGATAACCCAAGAGTAACGCTAGTTAAGGCCTGCCCTTTGGCAGTGTAGTTCGTGCCGCTGACTTCGTTGGTTGCCGTATAGCCAGTGAGGTCTTCGTTTGCATCTGTCCGACTAGAGGTGAACATTGCAATATAAAAAGTATCTGCGGCTATAGTGCTTGAGGTTCGCGTGTGCTGAACCCAAAAATGAATACCTGCGGTAATCTCTTGCTTATAAGAACCGCACATTGCTTGGTTGATTGCCATTAGAGTCTCCTTATGATCTCAGCTTCATCGTGGAACCCTTC